TGAACGAATCAAAGGTATTAAAGATCCAGCTGAAAAAGCCAAAGTTGCGGCTCAACTACTTGGCAAGGGCTGGCAGTCAATGTCAACCCTGATTGAGATGGGCGCTAACGATCTATCTGCCGCTTTGGGCAATGTTTCAGATGCCAAAGTTATTGATCCAGCCGAACTCAAAAAAGCCAAAGAATTTCGTGACACCATGGACAAACTCAAAGACATCATTGATGATCTTTCGCTTTCCATAGGTCAAAGTTTGGTTCCAGCGTTGTCTGCCGTTGGCGATTTAATTGGAAAAGTCACTGAGATTCGAGACATGTTCAAAAGTATTCCGGGTGTTACTTGGATCACCGAAAATTTAAGCGGCATCAACCTTCTGACTAAGGCCACTGGTTTTGCTTCTGATGCCATTGGCGGTTTCTTTGGTTTGTTCTCAGACGAAAAAGAAGTGATCCCAGTGTTCGCCGAAGATATGCGTTTGGCTCGAGAAGACACCGACGGATTAAAAGATGCAATTAAAGACGCTCGTCTTAACGCTATTTTGCCGTTTAATAGTTCCTTACGTGATACGCAGACAGCCTTATTTGATGTAGACGCCGCATGGAAAGTTTTAACCGACAACCTTGCACAAGAAGTTGCGTTAGATGAAGCCAAAATTGATCTTCAAGAATTAGAAGCAGCAGCTGCTAAAGCGTTTGGTTCAGGTAGCCAAGCCGACATTGACGCCTATGAACAAAAAGCCCTTGACTTTGTCACGGCCTTAGCGGCGATCTCTGGCGGTATTGACACCGTTTCTTCTAAAGACATTTTGCTTCGATTCAAAACTCAAGGCCCAGCCGCCGCTTTAGCCCTCGCGACATTTCTTGCTAACGGGTCTATGGACGGGAACGTCTATGACTCTTTCAGGCTGGAGGGTATAACTGGCCCTCTCCCTCCGAAAGCCCTTGGCGGTCCCGTTATGGGCGGTACTTCCTATCTTGTTGGTGAGCAAGGCCCAGAGTTATTTACACCGTCAACATCGGGCAACATCACACCGAACCACGCAATGGGTGGCGGTGGCACGATCAACATTACGGTCACTTCAGCTGATCCGAATGAGGTTGTTCGCGCTTTGCAAACCTATGTTCGCCAGTCGGGTCCAGTGCCTGTTAACACTCGGACGATGTAATGACAAAACTTACTTGGCGTATCAAAACAGGCACAGGTGGAGGTGCCGTTGATATCACCAACAAAGTTCTGTCTATGAATTTTAGTTTTGGGCGTGAGAAATATCTTGATTCTTACTCAGGCAAATTTCTTAATCTGACGATAAACAACGCTTCCGATTATGCGTCGACGATCGCTTACGGAACAGAAATCAACTGTGAAATTGTTGATAACTTTTCTAATTTCAGATATAGGTTTTGGGTTCAAGAAATTAACTTTAACGATGCACCGGGTGATGTTGGATTAAACACGGCAACCCTTATTTGTGCGGACTGGTTGAGTCGAGCGGGCCGTGTCCAAGCAAAATCGTATGTCATACCGCAAGACAAAGTTAATGAACAATGCTTAGATCTAAACGCTAGTGCTGGTGGCCCACTTCCCTCAGACTTAATTTTTGGCAGTATCGGTGATAGTTCCACTTCAATCGGTTCAGCGATTACTTACACAGGAACAGTTGCAAATTATGTAAATTTGGCTGTTACAACTGAACGTGGCTATTTATTTATTTTTGATAGCTCACTTGGTATAAGGGGAAGAAATGAAGATATTTTTAATACTCCATTACTAATACAGTTAGGCAGAACCGCCACCGCCACACAAATTGGTTACCAATCTTTTGATCGAATCCAAAACGGCCTGCAGTTCATCAACAATGCGACCATCACCAGCACTGGTGTGGCAGATCAAACAGTGTCAAATGCTAGTTCCGTTTCAACTTATGGCAACTCTTTTTATTCCAGCCAAACAGTTGACTATGACGCCACCCAAGCAAACGGGAACGCCAGTTGGATCGCCAACACTTTTAGTGACCCTGCGTCGCTCAGGTTCAGTTGTTCGTTTACCGATAGAGCGCAAAATCAAACTGCTTTAGACGACTTTTTTGCAAATTTTAATGGGCCTTCGAGGATTGTGACATTAAATTACACGCCTCCCGGCGGAGTGAGCACCGCAGTGGATGTTGTTGTTGAGGGTTACTCATTCAACGTGACACCGCAACAAACAACAGTCACTTTTGATATGAGCCCGCTTCAGTATTACCAATTCTTTACACTTAATTCAACTTTACTAGGTATTTTAAACACCAGCCGTTTAGGTTGGTAAAGGAGAAAATATGGCTATTAACCCAAACACAGACTTTTCGTCAGGTGCCGTCCTGACAGCTGCACAACAGAATCGTTTCCCTCGTGGGGTCATGGCATACAACGAAGTCGTTGTCACCGATGCAACAGTCACTGCTGAAGAAGTAATGATTACTGGCTCATCGTTCACCGCTGTCGCAAACCGTTACTACCGTGTCACATATCAGGAACCTAGTTTGGCAAGCGCAGGCGCAAACGCAGTCTTTACCTTGAGGATTCGACTTACAAACCTTGCAGGTGCTCTCCAAAACGAGGTTAGAGAATTAAACCAGTCTGCGAGTGTCGCTATCCCGACTAGCGGAATGTGTCAAGCCATTGTCACTTTGACTGCTGGCACCCGAAACTTTGTGGCAACCCTGCAATGCAGTTCTGGTACAGGTCAAGCGCAAAGGTCGGGAACAGTTATCGGGTTTCTTTTAGTGGAAGATATTGGGCCTGCCTGATGAAAAGCTTGATTGTCGCTGCAGCTCTCATTATTGCGATGACTTTCGTAATCACCTCATGCACTGACCGCACTCGACACACCTGCGAAACCGATCCGTCTGGACGACGATGCGACACTTCCATAGGAGCAACCACCCCATGAAAAAACTAAGCAACTCCGAAATCAAAGCCCGACTCATCTTTATTGTCGGCATCACCTTGTCGTTCGTGTTTGGCATTTCCATGCTAGGAATTTTGTACGGAGTGCTTTTTGTCGTACAACCGCTCGAGCCAAGCCCCACAGACCAAGAGTTTATCAGCATCCTAAACCCAGCATTTATGGCACTTTTAGGACTTTTGGGGGGAGTCCTAGCAAGTAATGGGCTTCGTGACAAACAGGAAAAGGACAAAGACAATGACTAGCAGACCGTACACAGGTAACAAGGACGGCAACCACCCGACAGAACGACCCGGCACAAAAAGGTTCGTCGAATATATGGAATACCTTTTCGGCATGAAATCGTTGGGCATCTACGCAAACCGACCAATGCGCGGATCAGCCAACCTAAGCGTTCACGCAACATGGCGCGCCGTAGACCTCAAAGGCAAAGGCACGCCCAAACAGAACGCGGACGCCCGTAAAGCCATGGTCGACTTCCTGTTTACTCACCGCGACATTTTGGGCATAGAAGAAATTCACTGCTACGACGGCGTAGGTTGCCCGATCCCAAACCTCACCAAATACGGTGGCGGTTACCGATGCGACCGCGACGCTTGGAAAGCTTGGACGCCACAAAAAAACGCTGGCACACCCGGCGGAGACTGGACGCACGTCGAAATCAGTCCGACCCACGCAGACAGTGTGACCCTAGTGGATAAGGCTTTTGCCAAAATCTTTGCGTAGTGCCTTGACATTCGGCTTGGGAGTCGGTCAAATGACTGGCAACCAAGTGCGTCCCCCAATAGGTGGACCCCGACCGCAGGAGGAAAGCAATGCAACAATCTCTTTTTGACGTTCTCGCTGTTCCAGCCGAGAAACTTAAATACGAAGCCTTTAAAGAGGCAAACCCGTGGGTCATGCCCGCACTACTGCAGATGGTCTACAAGCTGCACATTCAAGGTCACACGCACTACGGCATCGCTGCTCTCGTCGAAGTGTTGCGTTATCAACACGCAACAACCAACGACCCCACCAGCGAATTTAAATTCAACAACAATTACCGCGCTTTTATGGCTCGAGAAATCATGCAAGAAAACCCGATATTTGAAGGCTTTTTCAGCACCCGCAAATCAGTTGCGGACCTATCAGAGGATTACTAAATGAATCTTAAACGACTAGCAATAATCAGCTTTACAACCTACGCCCTGTGTGCTTTATGGGCGATCACTGGCGTCCAAAGCAACACAGAGCCCCTTCAGACTCTCCCTGTGCCCTCAACGGTCACGCTTGGGATGTTGACACCCCAACAACTAGAGGACCGCGCTGAGGAACTTACAGAAACAACCACCACCACGGCGGCCACTACCACAACAACGACCCAACCGTCAACGACCGTGGTATCCGTACCGTCCGAAATTAAGTGTCAAGAATGGTTCCCGACCGCAATTTCTGTCGGCTGGCCCAACAACCCTGAGACACTCGAAAAGTTAGGTCGGCTGCTCTGGAAAGAAACCCGTTGTCTCAATGTCAGTTACACCCACCCGTCGTTCAACGGCAACGACCACGGTGTCGCCCAAATCAATGAAATTCATCGGAAATATGTTGAGCAACTTTTTAACATGCCCATGGAAGAATCAATGAGCGACCCAACACTCAACCTCAGATTCGCTTATTTGCTCTATTCCGACATCGCAGAGACAGGCGGTTGCGGATGGAAACCTTGGCGACTGTGCTAGACCGCTGGTGGGACCACGCCGCCTGCAAGGGCATGGATCTAAACCTGTTCATATTTGAACCGGGCGAACGATTCTCCAAGGCTCGTATCGCTGAAGCCAAAGCAGTCTGCGCCACCTGCGTGGTCCGTCCCGAATGTCTCGCCGAATCCCTCAAATATTCAACAACACAGTTGGAGTGCTACGGCATATGGGGCGGTCTCACATGGAAAGAACGCCGACAACTACAATCCGACACAAACCCAGCCACACCGCTGGTGTACCGTGACGGCAAATACCGACAAATCAAATAGGAGCCCCGATGGAACCCGAAGCCGCTATTGCAGAGATTCAAGAAATGGAACGCACCGTCGCGTTTCTACGCACTGAAAAAGAGATGTTGCAAACATACGTTGACGAATGGACTTTGCGTTTCCAGTTGATGCAGGCGTCGCGTAATCGTTGGCGGTCCTGCGCGATGGAACTGGCAGACACACTGTACAAACGGCTGCCAAACTTGCCCGACCTTGACTTGTTCTATCAGCTGCTGAACGATCCTGTGGACGGTGCAGGTGTCACCAATGACTGAACCGCTGACTTGTGAGGACTGCCAAACGACAGCCCGAGTCAAACGAGTGTTTCTAGCCCTGTCCAACGGTGGCAGTAAGGCGTTATGCCCTAAGTGTTGGAATATTCGTGAAGCCCCGTTTATGCGTGGTCGAAACAGGCGGTCGGACTGATGGCAGGTAAGCCGATTCGCGGGACTTGTACCGGGTGCCAAACATGGATTGAAGGCCCAAACATTTTTCATTACTCGCCGTCGACTTGGGCGGTGTATTGCTTTAAATGCTACAAAAAAGAGCATTATCAGAACCTTGTAAAAATACAAGAAAAGGACTCGACATGAGTTTTAACCCAGCCGACTACGCCGAAGTAGCAGAACGCCTGCCATTGTTTTGGAAGGACTGCGCCCGCGGACGCATTATTACCGAAATAATCGTGGACGACGGAACAAGGATTGTGATGAAAGCCAGCTTGTTTGCCACATATGAGGACCACCATCCGACCACCACGGGTTACGCCGAAGAGATCCGAGGGTCAAGCATGGTTAACAAAACCAGTGCGTTAGAAAACTGTGAGACCAGCGCAATCGGACGGGCCCTTGCAAATTACCAGTATCAGGGCTCTCGTAAGC